AGCCCCGGAAAGTGAATCTCCCTATACAGCCCCCTCCGAAGAATCCTCTACACCTAGGCGGCGTGGACGCTAAGACCAAGTAGTTTCATCTTCTCTGAAGAGCGCACACATCAGTGTGCGCTCTTCAAAAGGAATCCTCTCATGCCTCCGATAGTTTATATTGCCGGGCCAATTACTCCTACCAAATATGATCTCCTAGGTAACTTTGCCCAAGCTAGGGATTGTGCGGTCTGGTGCGTCCAGAATAACATAGGATACTTTTCCCCGCATCTGAATTCCATTCCCATTGATCTCCTCCATCCCATGCCCCATGAGTTTTGGATGGAAATGGACCGGAGACTTATTTGTGCTTGTGAGGGAGTAATATTTCTCAGTGGGTGGGAAGACTCTAGGGGTTGCCTAGAAGAGCATGATATTGCAGTCCTCCTGTGCAAGAAAATCTTCTATTTCCCAGAGGAAATGGCCAAAATCCTCACATGGCACAAAGGAGAGTGCGAGCCTAAAATCTTTGCTAAATGCAAGGGCACAAAATCCCCAGATGGGGGGAGTGGCGGAGAAAGAGTTCCCTGTGATGGAGTGATGTACTCCAGTGGAAGTTGGGTAGGCGGATGCGGAGAGCCTTGTAGATTCATTATGCATTTGGAGGAATATAAAGTAAATGAGTGAGCCTTTAATGGAAGATCACTTAGTGGGATTCCTTGTTCTTGAGGGAAAAGATAATAAAGTTTACTGTGAGGAGTGTGCTCCAAAAAGCGTGCATCATATGACTGCCCTCTATCACTCAAACGTGTATCCCTACTCCCAAGATTGTGCGAAATGCCACAAGTGCCTAGTTATTGGTGCTCTTGGAATGTGCATACTTTTTGATGGGAAGGACAAGTAAAAATGAAAAAGGAAGAATTTAATTCCTTAGACCTAGGCGATATAATCCGGCACACTTCACCACAAAAAACTAGTGTTTATATGGTCACCGGAAACTATGGAGGCAGAGTAACTGCCGTAAAAACTGTTGATCTAACAAACCCTGATGAGTGGCTCATTGTTTCAAAAGTAACAGAAAGAGAGGGATTATCCATACAAGACTCCGCAAAAAGACGAGCCTTTAGAGAAGAGTAAAAAATGCGAGCCCTAGAACTACTTTCCAAACTTGTCCATGCACCAGAGGAGGCAGAAACCCTAAATAGTATTAATCCCATAGTGGAACTGGATGTAGGGAATGAAAAAACCCTAGTAAAAACCCTAATCCAAAGTGTGCAGGCGGAAATGCGGAGTAACGGGAAAGTAATAATCTCTATAAAAGGATATTAAAAGTGAGTATTAAGCGCTATGCGGGAGAAATAGAGATTGACCTTGACAGGAATGTGATCTACTTTCACACCAGTGCAGGATACACAATGCTACGCATAGGAGGATTAAATCTTCCTGAGGATAATTCCGGGCGAATCCTTCAAATTGACATGTTCGAGCCTAGGTTTATTACCTATTCCACCACGGAGGACTTTTAGAATGCCCCGCGCCTTTGAGGTAATTCAAAGAATGCCCCAGTGGGATGTGATAGACTCTTCTAAGCTGAAAGAGTACATGGAATGCCCACGGAAATACTTTTTCCGTCATGTGCTCGGGTGGGAAAGTTCTTTCCCCAACAACCATCTCACCTTCGGCACCGCATGGCACCTCGCAACTGAGCATCTTTTGCGTGAGCAGTATTCTCCGCGCAGTGTAGAAGAGGCCAAGCTGATTTTTCTTATGCGTTATCGGGAAGATTTCGATGCCGACACGGATGAACTGTATCGGCCAAAGGATGCGGAAAACGCACTTAGTTCTTTGGGTTCCTATGCGCGTAAGTTTGCCGTAGATGTGCATAACTACGACCTTATAAAGACTGAAATCGGTGGGATGGTAATGATTTCTCCCACCCTTATGATGCATTTCAAGATGGACGCCCTGATGCGGAATAAGAGGAGTGGAAAGATTCTTTTCATAGATCAAAAAACCTCTCAGCGCAAGTACTCTAATTGGGGGGATCACTGGACTTTTTCCACCCAAATGCTCACGTACTACCATGCACTAAGGTGCTTGTATCCAATTGATGAAATCGCAGACTGTAAGATTCGGTGCTCATTCTTTTACAAAGCCCAACCCTCAACCTTTGAAGAGCACCCACTAAATAAAACCAATGACCAGATGCAAGTCTGGTTGGAGCGCACGAACAATTGGTACACTGATCTACTTTATAACATGGAACTCCTAGAGGAGTGTGAAGTGGAGGAGAGAGTCCTTCGTGCATTCCCACAAAATGACACCGCATGCTTTAACTACGGCACCCAATGTAAATATTGGGACTTTTGCAATGCCTGGAGTAACCCACTTGCGAGGTGTGAGGATGTTCCCTTAGGTTTCGTGCGAAAGTTTTGGGACCCAAGGGAAAATGATTCCATCCGGGAGGAAGTGGGTATCATTGGCGTGCAATTAGATAAAGAGGCAAAGTAGTGGATGAAAAAATAAAAACCGTCCTTTTAGACCGACTCCTCTCGGCCATAGGTAAAATGTCCCAAAATGCCCAGCGTGATTTGATCCGAACGTACATGGTGGACATACGGGATTTCCGCTCTGTGGTGAACAAGGCCGCTAAGCTGGCGAATCATTTAGGTAAAAGGAAAGAGGAAGGAGAGTAGGTAAATGCCCCCACTCGATGCCCGCATCGAAGCGGAAAAACTCCGCACACTTTATGAAAGTGACCCAATGCAACAATCCTTTTCCGTGCTACTTCTCGGAGAGAAAGGAAGTGGAAAGACCTCCATTCTAAAAACCGCCCGCAAGCCCGTGCACATAGATTCCTTTGACCCAGGCGGCACTATCCCTCTGCGGGATGAGATTAAAAAAGGCAACATCGTTGCCGACACCAGGTGGGAAAATGAGAATCCTCTCCGCCCCACAGTGTACAGAGAGTGGAAGCGCACATTTGAAGAGAGACTCGGGAGTAACTATTTCTCTCGCTTTGGGACTTATTGCCTTGACTCTTCCACCGTGTGGTCCCAAGCCATAATGAACTATGTCCTTTTGACTGTGGATAAAAAAGGAGACGCAACCACAACACACGTAGGTGAACCACCTAAATGGAATAGAGATTATAAACCTCAAAGGAATGAGATTGAACTCCAACTCAAAAGGATGCTTACAATCCCTTGTGATCGCATACTCACTGGGCACCTTGCCCCCGTGTTTGACACGCGTATAGTGGGCGGAGAAGAGCAACAAGTTTTATGTGGCTACCGAATGCTCACAACTGGGCAAGGGGATGTAATTATTCCTCTCTGGTTCTCCGAACAATGGCTCACATGGAGGAGTGAAAGTTCCACAGGAGTGAATTATCAAATCCTTACCCGGATGAAAGGATTTTATAAAGGAAGCACAAGGATAGGAGGAGGCAAGTTCGCAGAATTAGAGGAACCCAACATAAAGAATCTACTTAAAAAGGCCGGATGGCCCTCAGAGGATAAGGAAAGTTTATTTAAATGAGTGACATAAAAGAGGGTATTCCTATCCATATAATCCTTCAAAATGCCATTCAGCAACTAGAGGAAAAAATGGCAATCGAGCGGGCTATACGAACCCACGCTAGCTTGTACGAAATTATGTGCTTCAAGCAAGCCCTGGAGCTACTCAAAATTGCAGCCTTTGTGAAAGGAATCTAAACATGGCCTCCTCAAGCAGGCGCCGTAAGCCCACAGATGAAGAGAATTTTCGTGGGGACTATGTCCCTCCAGAGGAACCCTCAGAGGAAGGAGAAGAAGTAGATACTTACCAACCCAATACGTACAAAGTCAACGCGGATCACTCTGTTACAAGGGGAACTAACGTGGGAATGATTGATCCTTCCGGCTGGGACATGGACAAGCGAGAAGAATTAACTGTTGCTCCGGACAACACAGAAAAGCACCTGAGAATTATCTCTGTGCGCAAAGGAATCGATAAGAACCAAAATACCTATTATATGCCCACCCTCGAAATCATGAACGAGCCGGACACAAAGGACCTAACGGACTTTATTTCCATACCGGATCGTGAAACCATGGATAGAAAGGCTTTCATCCGTGCGAAATCACGGTTGCAAGATTTTGGTGCATGTTTTGGTGCGGACCTGACTAGGGCCTTTGATCCCCTAGAAGATTGGCAAGGACTGGAGGGATGGTGCATCCTGGGAGTAACAACCAGTGACCAGTATGGAGAGCAGAACAAAATCACGCGGTACATTCTTCCCAAGTAAGTAATCATTCAAAAGGGAGTGGTGCTAAGCACCACTCCTAAGGAGTTTAGGATGGATGATCCCTCCAGAATACTTTACAAATGTGGGAAATGCCGCACTCTTCCCTGCTCCTGCGTGCGTAACCTAGAGTTGGTGGAGTGGTACCAAAAGATAGAGCTTTTTCCTTGTGAAGCACCCAACTGTATGGCATTGTTCCTCACAATTATGGAATTGCAAAACCATTCCTTGGAACTACACGAGGTTCCTTTGACTAAAATTTATTCATAGCACGCACACAGTGCGTGGAAAGGCTTAGGAATGCCTGACACAGAATACTACCGCCAATTTCTGGAAGAAATTGATCTAGGCGATCATGACCTCACAAAGTGGGAATATAATTTTACTCAGGATTTGCTCGACAAAATGCCCTCAACTCTTTCTCCTTCCCAAATCAACGTGATCAAAAGGTTGGCCCTAACCTACCTAAAGGTAGAACTAGAATAGGAGATTCAAATGCCACGAGTAGCCAAGCCCACAGAGAAGTGGGCCCCCAGATTCACCATCTCCGTTACGCCTGAACAGTATTGGAAAATCAAGAACCATCTTCCCTATGGGATGCAACGTGCCTTATTTAATATTATCATCGATGACATGATCAAAATGATTGACACCTACGGAGAACACTTTATTATCGCCCTCCTTCAGAAGGAGATTTCCTATCGAACTATAATGGAGCGCTACCAAAAGGGAGAGTTCAATAATGGCGCAACTACGGGATTTGAAACCCAAAGGGATTCTCCAGATGACTCGGGAGGAAGTACTGGAGATGATCATGGCCATAAGATTTCGGAGAAGGGTGCAACCTAAACCGGAGAAGGAGAGCACAAAGGTTGTGCGAGGAAAGAAAGAACCTGCACTAAGCGCACAGGAAGAATTCTTTTCCTCCCTTAAGGGAGACAACCTTAAAGCGTTTCAGGAAATGTTACGTGCTCAAAGCACGAAAGGAAACTAGAATGGATTTTGGAATCCTCCAAGTAGTACCCATTACTTCTATTGAACCGAACTTTGCCACTCGTGGCAGGAAACTTTATGAGCACATAGAGGACCTTGCAAGTGATATCGCAGAGCGGGGGTTGATGAATCCCATTACGGTTTATGGCCTTAATGGTAATCCTCCTTATAAACTTATTGCGGGAGGGAGGAGATTAAAAGCGTGTCTTTATCTGAAGTATGTCCAGGTGCCGGTAAGGATTTATGACAAGCCCCTAAGTGATCTTGAGCTAAAAATCCTAGAACTCTATGAAAACATTAAGCGCGCGGACCTTACCTTTGCGGAAAAGGTTTCCATGACAAACGAAATCAATGAGGCTTTTATTGCATTGAAAGGAGAGAAAATATCAAAGATTCCCGGTGCTCCCGGTCATTCCCAACGTGACACGGCAACACTACTTGGCCGTTCTCAAGGCTCAGTACAACAGGACATTGCTCTTGCTCAGGCAATCAAGCGTCATCCCGGGCTCGGGTTAGAAAACTCTAAGAACCAGGCCGCAGCACAAAATACCCTCAAAAGGATGAAGCGTTTCATTGAGGCCTCCATCACTGCGCCCTCTCTAGAATCCTACCCCCTGGCAAGTTCATTTATTGTGGGGGATTTTTTCAAAAATGAACTTCTCAAGGAATCCTTTACCCTCCTAGAAGTTGACCCCCCCTACGGAGTAGACTTAGTAAAAAATAAAAAAGGAGGAGATAATCAGGTACTAGAGGGGGAATACGAGGAGGTTCCAAAAGAACTTTACCTAGAATTTCTAGAGCGCCTGATTCCTGAGTGCCACCGCATAGGCACCAAAGATTCTTGGCTACTTCTTTGGGTAGCCCCCCAATACATAACCCTTGCCTTCAGCCTACTCTATGATGTAGGTTATAAAACCCCTACTCGCCCGGCTATTTGGCAAAAAGGAGGAGGACAAACTCGGGACCCCAAATCTCACTTGGGTAGCTCCTACGAGATGTTCATTTATGCACGGAAGGGTGAGCCTAGGATAAGAAAAGAAGGGCGAAGTAATATTTTTACTTTTCCTCCCATTCCACCACAGCAAAAGATTCACCCGGCCGAGCGCCCACTAGAACTAATCCTAGAACTCCTGGATACCTTTTGTTGGCCGAATGCAACTATAGGAGTGCCCTTTGCAGGGAGCGGGAATACTATTCTTGCTGCGCACCAGAGAGGATTCTCTTCCCTAGGCTTTGACCTTAGTGAGGAGATGCGAAATGGATTCCTGCTTAGAGTAGCAAAGATGGAAGGCCCCGCGTGATGGCAAAAAGAATCACAGTCACCAAGCACTACGCAAGGTATCCTAAAGGTAAGCTTCCTAAAATTTCTGCGTGCTCGACTAATTCTCCTAATGCCACTCGTATAGCAAGGCTAGTGGATTGCCTAGCATGTAGAAGTATTATGGTACGTATGGGAATCATTACTTCGCAGAGGGGAGAGGGTGGGATAGTAGTTAACCACTACGCGCTAAAGTTAAGGGTTTTAGGGAAGCAAGAAATTATAGAGCTAATGGGATTTTTAGAGAGGGCCTTACAGAAGTGAGATATAATAATGGAGGAAAACAAAGGAGAAGATTAAACTACCTTAAAAGGACAAAGAAAAATAGGAAAAAAGTGTGGCTTATAAACCAGCTTATAGAACATGCTTTTTACCATATAATCAAGGGAGGTTTCCACACAGAATACTCTCCGGATTCACCAAAAAGTTACACAACCCAAGGAATTATTCCCTTCATAAAGGAGCACATGAATGCCACTAAATCCTAAGTACTATGTTCCTCCTAGCGGAGACCCTTATTCACTAATGGCCATAGTGGGTGAGCAGCCTGGGAGACAAGAAATAATTCGACGAAAGGTTTTTGTTGGTCCTGCCGGAGAGAACCTTGACTCTTGCCTACAGCAAGCGGAAATTCCTCGTAGTGAGTGTTACCTCACAAATGTAATAAAGGACATGGATTCTGTCCTAGAAGACTATATTTATTTCACCACGGGAAAAAATCGAAAAGGAATCCTTACGCCAGAAGGAGTAGAGTATGTGGAAATCCTTCGCCAAGAGCTTTCCAATTGTAGTGCTAATATTATTGTGGCTCTGGGTAATGTTCCACTCTGGGTCCTTACTGGCCGAATGGGTATTACTAATTGGCGGGGGAGTATCCTTGATTCTACTTTACTTCCCGGAAGGAAGGTAATTCCCACATTCCACCCCGCCACCTGGACCCAAGAGAAACTTTATGGGAATCCAAAAGCATTCCTGAATAGATACCAAGTGGTAATTGATTTACAAAAGGCCTGGAGTGAGCGACTCTTTCCTGAGATACGCCAGGAGAATAGAATAATCCGCATTGGGCCTAACTACTCCGAAGTACTAGAATTCCTTTCCTTGTGCACGGACCTAGCCGAACAAGGAAAAGTAATCGACTATGACATAGAGACGGTGCCAGGCACCACAGAAGTCTCGTGCATAGGATTCTCCTACTCACCCAACATCAGCATGTGCATCCCTTTTGTAGGTCCCGGAGGAGATTACTTTACCCTAGATCAAGAGGCCACAATAACCATTCAAATAGCAAAGCTACTGGAGAATCCCAACATCCGCAACAGAGGACAAAATATAATCTTTGACTCCCACATGCTCTTTCGTCGCTACGGAATTATTACCCGTGCGATGGACGATACTATGGTGGCACAGAAGATTCTCTACCCAGAGCTACCAGTAGGGCTGGACTTTATTACTTCTTTGTGGACGGACTTGCCATATTACAAAAAGGATGGTAAATTCTGGCTCACCGGAGTAGGCACCTGGCAGCAAGGATGGGTTTACAACTGCCAAGATGTGCTCTCCTGTGCGATTGCACATCCGAAACAAATAAAAGAATTGGCGGAGAAGGGAAATCTTGCCGCGTATGAGAGGCAAATAAAACTTATTGAACCTCTCACATACATGATGGAACACGGAATAAAGATTGATATTCCAGGGATGGAGAGGGCTAGAAGTGAAAATGCCACTAAAATTATGCAACTAGATGCAACTCTCCACGAGATGATGGGAAAGGGAATAAACCTAAATTCTCCTCCTCAACTATGCCAGTATTTTTACCGGGATAAAAGAATCCAACCTTACTTAGATCAAAAAACTCACCGACCCACGGTAGATATCCAAGCACTCCAAAGACTAGCCTCTACGCATAGGCTCAAGGAGGCCTCACTACTTATAGAGTACCGAAAACTCACTAAGCAAAATTCTACCTTCCTTGCTCCACAAAAGATAGAACCTGATGGACGCATAAGATGTTCTTACAATCCCGTAGGCACCCGATTCTCCCGAATCTCCTCCAGTGAAAGTATCTTTGAAACAGGAATGAATTTACAGAATCTCCCACATGAGGTGCTCACCTACTTTGTGTGCGATGAAGGCTACATTTCCTATGGCCTAGACTATTCCCAATACGAGAATCGCATTGTTGCATATGTGGGAAATATCCTTCCCATGATCCAAGCCTTCGAGTCTGGCATGGATGTGCATAAGCTCACCGCATCTCTGGTGCTCACACACATGGGAAAGAAAACCTCCTATGACGCAGTCAGTAAAGAGGAGCGGCAAGATTATGGGAAGCGACCTAACCACGCTTTCAACTACGGCTACGGTCCTAACTCTTTTGCTCTTATGCACGAATTACCCATTTCTGTGGGCCGCACTATTCATTCTGCATATCATGCTGCTTATCCTGGGTTGAAGGGAGGATACTGGGCTTTTGTGCAAAAGTGCCTACGTGAGGATCGCACACTTACCAACTTACGGGATCGTAAGGTTACATTCCTTGGAATGTGGAGTGATAAGCTCCTCCATGAAGCATACTCCTGCATCCCACAAGGAACGTGCGGGGATTGTGTAAACGAGCGAGGACTAATTTTTACCTACTACAACTCGGAGTTCAAGCCTATAGAGGTTCTTACTCTCGTGCACGATTCTATGGACGTGCAAATTCCTCTCTCCCTTCCTCTCTTCGAGCATGCAAAGATGCTAATAAGAATTCGGGAAGAGATGGAAATTCCTTTAGAATTCCAAGGCCGAGAATTTATCACCCCAGTGGACCTAGTAGTCAACACCTGCTTGAACAAAGATGTGGGAGTGGAGTTAAAAGGAGGTGCCTTTAGCAAAGACCCAATGAACCTTGCCCAAACAATCTACAATTCCATTAAACAATTAGAGGGAAAGGGGCGCCTAAGTGATACCCAGTCAGGGCTTTTATCCCGTAACAATTTATTATTTTCGGCTCAAAAGGTGGGATGTAGTTACCATGATTAATCAAATAATCATAGGGGAAGAATTTGCTATAATTTGTTTTACTACATGGAATTAGTCGAGGTGAAGGATGCGTCAAGCAGGGGACTGGATAACCTCTTACTTACTGTATACGGAGAACACAGAACCTCCCGAACTCTATAGAAAGTGGACCGCAATATCCGTTATCGCCTCGGTGCTCCAAAGAAAATGCTTCCTCAAATGGGGAAGGAGAACTTTCTATCCTAACTTTTACATAGTCCTAATTGGTCCTCCTGCAGCGGCAAGAAAGAGTACCGCCATGGGAGATGGGTTTGAGTTTCTCCTTCAACCAGGGCTGAATATTCACCTCGCTGTAGATTCTACGTCTAGAGCGTCCCTTATCCGGGACCTGAAAGATGCTCAGGATAACTACACAGACTCGGAGGGAAAGATTTGGCTCCACTCCTCTCTTACTGTGCACAGCCCGGAACTAACCGTGTTCCTAGGCTACAAGGACTTACAACTCCTAACCGATCTAATTGACTGGTACGATTCAACAAAGAATCCTTGGGTACACAAAACCGTACAAGGAGGTCCTCAAGCAATCCCGGGTGTGTGGCTGAATCTAATGGGCGCCACTACTCCTGACCTTTTACGATCCTCGCTTCCTTTGGAAGCAGTAGGAGGAGGCCTCACCTCTCGCATGCTCTTTCTTTACTCCAATAAGATGGGTAAAAAAGTCCCTGATGAATTTGAAACTAGGGAGGAGATGGAAATAAAAGAGTGGCTTATGCATGACTTAGGGGGTATTGCCCTCATGGGCGGGCAATTTAAAATTTCCCAGACCTGTTTGAGTGCCTACATAGACTGGTACATGGCATTTAATGAACAGGAGGAGTGTAAGGACCCACGCTTCGCGGGATACTTTGGCCGCAAACCTACCACTCTACGTAAACTCCTTATGATTATGTGTGCGAGTAGAGGGAATGAAAAGGTAATCTCTATTGAGGATTTCAACAAAGCCCTAGGCTACCTCAATGAGGTAGAAAAAACCATGTACTTTGCCTTACAGGGAGTGGGGAAGAATAAATTCGCCGAGGTTATGGGTAAGATCATGGAGGAACTAGGAAGGATAAAAGTATGTGACTACGCGTACCTGATGTATAAATTTAGGGACGATGTCACCCGCTTTGAACTGGACATAGTGATGAAATCCCTAGAAGCCATGCGCTACTGCATAGTGTATGAAAACACAGGAGAGATTCATTACAATGAGGAATTCTCGGAGAGTAAGGAAGGGCACACTAAGGCCTTACGTAAAGCGGCTCAGTCAAGAGCTAAGATTGAAAATGATTTATCGGAAATGGGAAGCTAATGGGAGATTCTATCTCACCATTAGAATCCCTTGGATATACCAGAAGAATGATAGAAATACATACTTTCCCACAAAGGATGAGGAGTATCCCTCCATAAGTGTTTATTGGAAAGTACGACTTATCCCCCGCTATGAATAATTTTTATTCAAAGCACTACTTCAATCCACCCTTCAGCCCACCTTTCAATCCACCTTTCAACCCACCCTTGAGTGGTCCCCCACCACTTGAGGGCTCGGGCCTATAATTCATCAAAGTATCATACACACCCCGTGTATCATTGGGTCTACTCAGTTTCCAATAGTTTGCAATCCCTGGTACTCCTGCCAGTTCACTGAGTGGTTCTAATGGATTCACACTCCTAGGTGCCCCCGCAAAAGATTGACCTATATCCACTACCTTGCTAAGAATTGGCCCGCCCACTCCCTTTCCATACTTCATCTGTCCTGCACCAGGAACATATGGAGAGGCCGCACCAAAAGCAAAACTCGCTGCGACTTTAAGGGGATTATCTCCCCGGTCATATGATTTCCGCGCATCAGAATAGGGTGTTGGAAGTGGAGAATCAATGTGCAAAACATCCGCAACGGTGTTCACGGCATAAATAATTCCTGTTAGTCTCGCTACATTCTTGAGCACCTGCACTAAGGGAACTCCTTGCCCATATTGTAGCACATCGTGGACCATAAAGTTAAAATCATTTATGGTAAAGGTCATAAATTGGGTAAGGGCCTTCCCTAGTGCACTTCTTTGAATAGGACTTATGTCTCCTCGCAGGCCTGAAGCCTGAGTTTTTACCACAATATCATCGGCGAAGTTTATTAGTTCCTCTCCTTTGTAGCCTAGTTTTTTCCCATAAGCCTTTGCAGCATTGTAAGTAATAAGTGCGGTTTCAAAGTCAAAGACTTCTAAGGGGATCATTCCTAGATTCCCTATTCCTTTTACTGCTTCCCTAGGTCTCCCTTCTCTGAGCGCCTCTAGCGTGGGCCCAAATCCTTTTGCCACATTGCTAGCCCAGGTGTCATAAACACCCTCAGTGCGCCCACTCAAAACCTTTGATTCACTAAGGGCTTGATTCCTATTCGTCCACTGAGTAACGAGTTCTCCCTTCTCCCCACCCTTTACCCAACTACCCACATCCTCAAAGGACATTTTGAATGCCTCAAGCATGGGTTTCATTCCCACGGTGTAGTAAGTAGGCACAAGTGCAAAAGGTTGGGAAACAATACTCTTCACCGCACCAGAAAGTACAGAGAGGGTTGTGTTTTCCCTTAACTTGTTAAGAATATTATCCCACTTATCCCCTAAAGTAAAATTCTGTTTCCCTTCAATCGTGTTTACCCATTCTTTTAAATCCTGATGCAGCCCTGGATTCTTTTCTAGCAAGCTCCACTTGGACTGAACATTAGTAGGATCAAGGGGATTAGGCATATCTTTACTTACCAACTCTCGTAGCTTAGCAATCTGAGGCCCCAGTTTTATCTGCTCAATAGTGCGGGAAGAAAAATCCTCATAAATCCGCAGAAGATCATACTCACTACTGAGCTTTAGTGCTCGTTGGGTAATGGTGGGCTTGTAGGTGTCAAACTTATGGATATCATATTTATCCAAAATCTCACTTACCGGCGCAGTAACCAGATTAACCCCATTCTCATTCTTCTGCAATAAATTCATAGTGCGGGAGAATAGAACCGGGTCATCTATAGGAGGAATTATTTCCCTTCCTACCGCCACTCTAACCTGGTTTACTTGCTCCAGGGCACCATGGATTCCTTCCCCCAGGCTAACAATAATATCCTTTTCCGTGCGGCTTAAAGGCTCCGCAGTTCTATCTATAGCATCGAGTAAATCCTCTCCTCCCGTCACTGCATCAATAATATTATTCTCTATGTTTTGCCGACTTTTATGGGAAGTAAGTTTCCTAATCCCATCCATGTCTTTTTTCAGCAACGTTATTTCCGCATTCGCTGCATTCTTTGCCGCACGGTAAGGTACAATAGTAATATTCTTTACCTCCTCCCCATACTTTTCAAATATTCTTAGGGGAGTTTCAATACTGGCTTTACTCTGTGCCTCTCGTATAGAAGCATTAAAAACTGCTGAGTCCTCACTTAAAAATATTGGTGGACCTGTAGCTTGTCCCTTAGCATTCTTACTTTGATGCACAAGAGGATCACTTCCCCCCGGCATTGCCTCTGGACCTAAACGCATGTTGGTGGGAGTTGCACCGGAGGGAGGAATGGGAAGTTTTATTCCTCTTAAATAACTTTCATAAAGCCCAACTGTTTCAGGACGCAATCCTTGTGAGGCAAGGAAATCTGTCAGATTTTCTCCCGCCCTTTGTGCATCAGAGGCAAGCCTCTGTGCTGCAAGTTTCTGCCGATAGGAGAGGCGTACATTTCCCAAAGTAGAACCAAAAGTATTAGGATCAACATCAAAGGAAAATAAATCTAAAAGGTCTTTGGCAATATCTGCAATCCCTCTTGAATCACTTGAGCCAATTCCTTGCCTACGCTCCTCTAGAGCGGCCTTGAATCTTTTGGAAAGATCAGTGCGCCCAAAGAAATCCCTTGGTGCCTCCGGTTGCATATCCGCAAGCTCACCGGAAATATCCACGTCCTTCTCAATTGCATCCTGAATTTTGTCATACATTTCCTTGGGAAGTGCCTGAGTCTTTTCCTTCACATACGCGATTTTTTGTTTCGGAGTAACATTGCTAGGTTTAGTGGAATCCTGCTCCAGGGATTTCGCAACCTGTACTTTAGTCTCATCGAGCTTGTCCACGGTTGTGCCGTAAAAATTCGCCTCCTCCTCGGGAGTCACAGGGACATTACGCTCCCTTCTATACCCTCTACTCCTTCCCTGCTGCACCCGCATTTCATCTACAGAAAGAATTCCCTCCTTTCCTCTCACAGCCCTTACAATGGTACCACCTTCTCCCGGAGGAAGATTCTTGAGCTTAGGAATAGCATCAACAATTTCTTTGGCAACCTTCCCTTCCTTTGCGAGTTTTATAATTTCCGCTTTAACTCCCATTGTATCCGCTCGTGCGGCTTCCTGATTTATACTTTCCTTTAACCAACTAGGAGCGGGTGCATCACTTAGTTCTTTAAGTGCGGGAGTATTAGAGGGAACCTCTGGGGGTGTCCCTGAGATATCCATGATCTTATTCCCAAAATGCACCCTTTTCCCTGAGTCAAAAATCTCCACAGGGTAGCTGCCCACAAAAGGATCTTCTTGCGGCTTCACTACTGTACGAGTCTCGAATTTCCCTGCACTAGGACCCTCTTCATACTTTACTCCGATGCGACCATCTCCCACAGGCTGAATACTTTTAGTAGGGCCTTGAGTCTGGAATTCTCCCAGAGATTCCACTTGATCCTTAGTGACATAATAGGTTCGTTCACTTTGGGGTTGCAATCCCACATCCTGCGGTCCATGCTCCGGATGGTAGGATTTGTTTCTTACCGTAGTTCCATCCGGTTGAACCTCGTAGGTACTTCCCAGCTCTGTGGTGAATTTCTGATTCCCATTTCCTCCTAGAGTCTCTCCTTGCGGCGGCCCTTCAATATTATTTTTTTCTTGCTCCGCAAGCCACTTATCTACCTGACTCATTCCTTCTTCTTTTTGCAATTCCCTTAGGCGCTCAACTCTAGCATCCCGTGATGCTCCACTATGTTCCTTGTTACTTACCAATTGATTCATTTGCTCTCGAAGTCCAATTACTCCTGAGTCACTTACACTCCGCGTAGATTCAAAAAAACTAGTGGCATCGGTGATTGTTTGGGTATTGTCCGGATTCTCTCCAAGGCGCCGTAAAATATCCCTACCTTTAGAACGCAGTTCTGGGAGAAGTCTAGGATTAATTCCATTTGCCTGCTCTAAAGTATTCTGAATTTCCGGGACTTGCTCCGCTGCTGTGCGTAATTCTTCCGCGGCTCTGGCTAAGGATTCTGCTCTTTGAGGGAGGAGTTTAGTATCTCCTTCGGAAACTAACTTACCCACCTCTGCAAATTCTTGCCGAAAACTCGCTACCTTACTTCTCATTGGACCCAAAGCACCCCTAACAATATGATCCGCAGCTACAAAGGTTAAAAGTTCATGTGCATAGGCAACAGCTTGGCGCTGGTCCTCATTAAGAAAGGAAGTAATAATTGGTGATTGAGATGCTCTCTCCGAGAACCAATGAAGGGCTTGGAAAGGAGTTTGTAGAATCTCCCCCATAGCCTGACCCTCAGCACTCCTAGGCTGATAGGTGAATTCTTCTGAAATTCTTTTACTTTCTTTGGTAAGATTACCCCAATAATTTGGTCCAATTGGGCTACCAAGATTCGTCACACCTTGAGTAATAGTATCTACGGCGGTGCCGTAGGTTCTCGCTGCAGCGGTGGTTACTCCTTCTGCAAAGTGAAATGCTCCGGCAAGTCCACCTATAGCTCCCGTGCCTAGGGAAAGAATATTCTCTCCTACCGCCTGGGCACCTTGAGATTCCATTCCTTGCTGACGTTGAACGGTTTCTCCCACTCCACCAAAAAATGATCTTATCGCGGGGAGAGTTTTCTTTAAAGCATTCCCAGCAGAATCAACTATGTCTTTTGTGGCGGTACCTAAATTATTCACATCAAAAGGCTGGATACTTCCAGTTCCTGGAGGAGGAGAGGAGGGGAGTAATCCTGCCGCAACACTCGCTGCTTGCTTTATTCCCGCAGCAGTAAAAGGTTGCACTCCCCCAGTCCCAGCTTGTGTAGGTGCTTGTATCGGAGGGCTCTCAGTGGAGGGAGGAATCATTTCCCCCTGCATATACCTTTGTGCAATCATCCGAGTCTCAGGGAGATGTTTGTTCACATTGGCCAGATAATTAGGATCACCTCCTCCATTATAATTATAAAGTCCTTTTTGAATATCTCCTCCCGCCCTAGTGGTAAGTTCCTTCAAGTAATCCAGAGAGGAATCAATATTGTACTGAGGGTCCAGATGCAACCTCTCATAGTCCAATTTACGATCCCGAGCAGTACCTTTGGTGAATTGCCCCAATCCTCCATTAGGTGTGGTGGGATTAAATCCACTCTCCTGCTTTATCATTGCCAATGCTATTGCCGGATCAAGTCCACGCTTGAGCGCGCCCTCCACAATACTACGGTGAATATTATCTCCTACCTTTTGCTGCACACTTTGTGCAGGAGTTTCACTAGAGGCACTTGGTGCAGGCTCTAGATTCCTCTTCGCTGCGGCATCAATTTTTGCCAGCATCTCATCTTCAGAGGCTTCTTTTCCTTGAAACGCAGTGGTAGGAACCACAGGAGAAGTCCCAATTCCTCCCCCTTGATCCCTTTTAAAAAGAATATCTTCAAGGGTAAGTGGCATTATTTCTTCTCCTTAGGGGTGAGCTTCAGAATTCCTACCATGTACTCGAAGGGAGTGAGCCCATTGGGTGTGGCCATTTTAGTTATCTGTCTTGCATTTAGTTGAATATCCGGGCCTTTAGGAAGCCCTACACTTTCGGGCTTTATTTTAGGAATAGTATAAGCAACTGCTCCTTTGCGTGAAGTTCCCGCTAAAGGATTATAGGCATTTGGATTATACCACCCCCTAGTTTCATCCCCTTCCCAATGGTAAATATAGGGCTTTTCAGAGGTTGAATTATAGGTATCTATATTTGCTATAACCGCAGGGCTAGTTTTATTTTCTACCCCATCTGCCGAACCCAGAATAACCGCCTCTGCATCATTAGAGGTTTTACGCCTGTGTTCCATTGATCCCTGTTCATGCCGATCAAACTCCGCCTTTTGATGAGCAATCATATCTGCATGGTTCTGCGCGGCTTGGCCAGAGGCACCCTTAGTTGAAAGGCTGTGTAAAATCTCCGCTCCGGTAACTCGCACCGGCTCTCCTTCAGGATGCGCAGCAGTGGGAACTTTTATCTCAATATGATCCTTCTTTTTCTCCCGTAGCTCCCTGAGCATTTCCTGTTGGATTTCCACCGGGACATTTCCAAGGAGTTTTTGATTCTCTAGTTGAAGCTCGGCTTGTTGATTAGCCGTAACTGCACCTTCATTCTTCAACCTAAGTGCAGTAACTTCTCCCTCCTGTAACGAGGTCATCTTATCTAGGGTAGCTCTAGCAACCGCGGTGTTTTGGATAATATTTGCCGTTCCTGCCGCAGTATGGGCTATTTCTCCTCCAAGTTTTTCACTACCAGCTTTAACACTATACCTATTCAATGCTGCCGCTGCAGCATGTGCCTCAGTAGTTGCTGCTTGTTCCGCAGCAGCACCAGGGAGTAAGGCGCTCAGCCTAGCTCCTTGCTGAGTATCCAATTCTGCTTTGGCTTGTCTCTCACCTAGGCCTACTTCCGCTCCCTGCGCTCCTATAAGTTGCATAACCGTTTGGTTTCTTTGTTGCTCCGCACCTTGCTCGTAGTGCATTACTTGAGCAATCTCCTGGGGAGATAACCCTGATAGTGTCCCAGGTCCAAGGTCTACCGGGTTAGGGATTAAAGGGTAGAAGGTTCTCATGCGTCGTGCAGCTTCAGCTGCGGTCATAACTCCTTGGGAAGTTACCCTAGGTGCACCTGCACCTGGTGTAGGAGCTATAGTGGTAGCAGGAGTAGTAGGTGCCACCTGAGCAGCAGGAGCAGCAGGAGCAGCAGGTACAACAGGTGCGGATAATTCAGGAGGAATTGGTACTTCATCTCCTACAGCTACCTTTCCTACATGAGAGCCTTCCACTTGTGGAGGAGGAGTTACATCCATTCTTAAAGTACCTTGTGGAGTAACCTCAAGTTTATTCACCCCGGGTTGCTCTAAGGGAGAAAACCCTCCATAATCCCCTAGCATTTTAGCCGCTAGCTGTTGGTGCTTATTTTGTGCTGTAACTTGTGCAGCGCGTTTATCTTCCCTTTCTGATGCCGCCTGTGCGGATACAAATGCTTGAGTGGGTTTTCCAAGGATTCCTCCCACTCCATGAGGATCAATTCCAGCACCTATCCCGGCAAGGAGATTGATTAGATTTTTATTTGCAAAAATCTTCTCTAGGGCACTAGGTTGGGGGTCATATTTAGGATCACTAAAAAGGGTTTCAAACCCCGGTTCTGCCATTTTACTTCCTCTTAATTAGTTTTCTTAGAACTAACTCTAGAAGCTCTCAGAATCACTTACAGTGAGTGCATAGTATAGCGCGACCAGTTATACACACTGCACTCTTAAAGTGTCGCTCAATCAACCCTGACAAGCATTATAAAATCTTATATCACTCTAACGTGTTGCAAGAGCAAGCCCAGCACCTATTACGGCTCCTGCAGCAACAGCATAAGGATTACCACCACCCACCGCTGCTCCTGTTGCAGCACCACTAACTGCACCTCCTAAAGCACTTACAGCGGCTGAGGGTTTTTTAGGTGTAGCATGCCCACCTCCTCCTCCACCTATACTCCCTAGTGAGGAGTTGGCATAGCCAAAAAGATCAAGCCTAAATGTAACCTCATGCTGGTCGATTTGGAGTTGCTCGGAGAGTTGCTCAGTTTTGGCTATAATCTTCATCCTATTAAAATCCATGTACATCTTGGCTAGGGCTTCTTCCATTACTGGATGTTTATCAATCTCTGTCAAGAGGGCTAGGGTCATCTCCTTTATATTTTGCCGGGCAGCAATCCAAAACTTGGAGTTAATCTCTCTGCGTAAAGTGATTAATCTTACCGTGAGTTCAGGAAGTTGACCCTGGAGTTTCTCCCTAAGGTCCGCACTATATCGGGCGACATCTCGGCCCTTAAATGCACGCAAAAGGGATTCACCTATTATAAATGCCGACCCGTTTGTGGCATTTATATTAAGCATCCCTGCACGGAAGGAGGGCAGAGTGACATTCTCTAGCCGATCATCCAGCTCCGCAGAGTAGGCATTCACACTCGCATTTACCGCACTCTCATCTATGGAGATAGTTTCCTGCGGGTAACTATTTACATTTTCCACATTGAACACCCGGCCATAGGCATTAGTAAACATTTGTTCGGGGTTAAATGTCTGTACCGATCCCAAAGAAAGGGTAAATCTACTTAGTGCGGCAGCCATTTCACCTAAAGCATTGTCGGGATTATAAGTTATGGCTCCGGAGTAAGGATTATTCCCATACGCAGAATTAATCTCCTCAACTACGGAGTGTGCGGGCCCAGCATCCGTGCCCAAGTTAATTAAATTATGGTGCATGGTTTGCATATAAGAAGGATAGCTTACTGCACCAGCGCTTCCACCACCCATACCCACCTCCTCCTGTGCTTTGAATAAAAATTATTCATACCGGCAATTTTAGCATCTTCCAAGAATCATCACCACCCAAATTCCTCACAATCATAGCTACGGAATCCAGGTTAGTATACGCAATAATTTGTTTGCACTCATGAAAAGCGGCAAATTTTCTCAGTGTTTCGTAAGAGTCTTTCCACAAAGTCTCAGGATAAGCATTTACAATGGTTAAGGAAAAAATAAGTAGATTCTTCTGCCCCGTGCAATCATCATAACAAAAGGAGGTGGTCATTATTCCGTAAATCGTGGTTTCAAGTAAATCTTCTACTCCTAGCCAACATTGCATTCTCTCAACTAGGAGACTCTCCTGAATCCTTAAAATATTCTCATTGCTCTCTTCGAGCATGGGGGGAAGAGATACCCTAATACACTCTTCTATTTGATCCCAAAATCTCATCACCTGTTCAGGAAGAAGTTTAACCAGCTTCACTGCGGGTTACTCCACTGGTAGAGGTTAATCCTCGACGGAAACGAGAATCGGAAAATTTTACATTGGCTTTTACATAGGAAAGCTCACATCCTTGGTAGTCACTGAACCGGCATTTAGGTCTGAATTCATGTCCCGCAATATGCACTCCCACTTCTCCATTCCCTACGGGACGAAAACTCCCAGATTTAAAGTCACTAGACTTTTTTATTCTCCACTCTGTGGTGCCAGTTACCTTTATTCCCTGTGGACAATCAATTCCCATAATCATGGATTCTATACTTTTAACTCCACGGTTACCAAAGTCCACAGTATCGAAAATTACTTCTCCGCTCAGATCACCAGAATCTAGGAAGGTACCGTAAATTCTATTATCCGGGCCATTCACAATTCCACTAATTCCCTGGTGACACTGAAAGGCACCATACTTTGTGATCACGATACAGTCTTGTCCGTTGCTTATGTAGAATCTCCGATCTTCCGTAGGTAGATAGGATACAATCACTGGGCCGGGGGCTTCAAACAGAGGTAAAATATATTCTCGAAACCCATGCTTAGTTAGTTTTCCCCCATCCTGGTTGAGCACTCGAAAAGAAGAATTTTCTAATGTCCAAAAATCCCTATTCAGATCGATGAATCCATGTACATAGCTGTCACCAGCAACATGGTTGGAGGAGGCAATTCCTAGCCCTTTAAGGGGTACTAGGCCATAATTAAATATGTTTTCCGTAATATGATCTATAAGAACTCCATTCCCTCCATCCGTGTAAACTACAATTCCTTCCTGGAGTGGTAGGACTTTGTGAATTTTTGGAGGATTCCGGTAGTGAGCTTTTCCTACCACCTGTCTAAATCCTGCGGTGCGATCCAATTCAGGATTAAATTCCATTCTTCCTATCCCTGACCACAACACAGAATTAAGTCCCAAATCTCTCCATGGGTTAGGATTCTCCTCCGAAGGAGAGTAAATATTTCCCCCAATTAATTGCCCATTATAATTACAACACGTGGCAAAAGAAGGCGTTTCAATAGGTACAATAAAGTTTATTCCCACCACATCTCGATTAGCCGTAGGATTAGAGAGTGAAGGGTCACGGGCGTAAGTTTTAATTCCACCACTTACAGAGTAAGTGGAGATAAAGTAAAGAGGTCCAAAATCCGCCACATCTATAGAATCAATATCGAAGTAAAAGCCCAAATCTCCCACTGCGTACATCTCAAATCTACCATGATCCACTAAGGTCATTTCAAACATATAAACATGGTCATTCTCTTGGCGAAAGAATCCAAGTAACCAATTTTCTGTAGGGATTATTCTAGGCCAGGGCCAAATAGAAATATTTCCTACTAGGCTGCCACCAAAAAGAGAGGGTGTAAGAACTGGTTCACTAGATTCTACTATGGCATCAAAAGCCATGACTTAAACCTTTATTGCATAGCGGGTTTTAGTTTCATTACTAAACTTTAGTGTCCACACCTCAGTAGTCGTCCCTCTCCAAATCAAATTGCTCATTCCTGTACCCACCGCGGGGTCACTATCTTTCGCTCGGGTCTCTCCTGTAGTGGAATCTGGATATAATCTCCATACGTTTTGATCTTCATCCCTAAGGTTAATCCAATAAGGAATAGGGTCAGGAGTGATAGGAATAGGATCAAGCCCTGTGGTAGGTTCACTTGGAGGCTCCTCTCCAGAGAGAATATGGCCATCAAATACCGGGTACCAAAACCAAGAAATTCCATTTTGGTCCTTTATTTCTAGGTAATTAAAGTACGCAGTTTCCCACCCAATCCCATACACGCGCTCATGAGGAATTAGTCCGGTAGGACTAGGCATTAGATTGTAACAGCGTAAAAGGGAAGGATTTATCACAGCATTATTGCGGTAAGATCGCAACCCTTTTACAAGAAATTTTGTCAGGTCAATCTCAAACTCTCGCATTTATCTTTCCCTTCGCAATCTTTTTCTTAGCTGAAGGCTCCTCACTTTCCTTTATTTCAATAAGTTGCTTTTGGACAAAAACTTCTTGCTTACCCTTCTCTATGTCAGGAAATGTTTCCATTCCCACAATGATTTCTTCCACTGCGAGTGGGTCAGAAACCGCAAGGGTAAGAATTGTGCCTGCATCAAAGTGCCATACGGGTTTGTAAATGTGTACAGGAGCTTTAAGCTCCACTCGCATGGAACTCTCCGCAATATCTGTGCCAAAGGAAACAATAAAAACCGCGGATTTTTTATTATACTTCCCCACCCGAATGAACACATTTCCCACATCACAGGAATAGGGAACTAAAATTTTTGTAAGAATCCCATTCTCTGGAGGCTTAGAGCAGTAGGCAAAAATGGGTACTGGAGGGATGAAACCAAAAATTTTAGTTCCTAAACTTCCCCGCATCTGCCTAAGATGTGCCTCCACAGAATCCAGTTTCTCTTCAACGGTTTCTCCTTTAATAACCGGGCGATCCATGCACTAACCCTCCATCTGGTGGATGCCAAAACTCTCTTCTTCAACAAGGTCGAACTCTAAACCTTTAAGTTCTTCCTTAATCGCACTTTCCCAATCAGCTACTCCCGCTTGGTTACGGTAACTTATCTCAAGTGCTCTACACGCGGAAAGAACAAGGATGAATTCCTCCTTCTCTGTCCAAAAATTTCTATCCCCATCGCTTCGTAGTGTGGGTTGATAGAATAACCCGTGCACTTCGATAACACTGCCTACAGTAGAGGGGGGAAGAATAATTATCCCAGTGTAGTCCCAATTATTCACACTTGAGCTATAAATAGAGGTCCCAAATTGAGAAAGGGTTGTTAGGTTCACAACCTCTGGGACGCTTCTTAAATCTATAAGGGCAAACAATTGTGAATCACCTTGTGCCATAGTTGCAGGGTCACTAGGAAAGCAACTCCTTATCTCTTCAAAATCCCTCTTCCTTAATTCCCTATGATTCCCAAGAGTATTACTCATCCACACTTCTTGAATAGCTCGGGCATCAGGAATTAGTAAAAACCACTCCCTTGCGGATAGAGTTTTGCGGAACACTGCGGGGGATTTTGGGATAAGATTTTGCCGATCTAACCACCGTTGACCAGCACGGAGGTAAAAATCTCCTCCTGCATCGGAGAAATTTTCATCCTCCCAATCCTTTACAAAATCATACCTACCACATTGTTGCACAAAACTCTTCCTGGCATCTATGAGAGCCATAAGAGCTCCCTCTCAGTTATACGATATTATCGGTGTTCATTCCAGTAAGGAATCCCGCAGTATTGGGATGATGAAATTCCATCCCAGCTTCGGTAAGCCACTCTTCCGCAACTCCATCGATCCGATCCTTCCCATGATTCCCATCATCCGGGATGAACTTTGTATCACGGTTACGGACGAACCGATAACGGAGATTTTCAGGCTCAAAAATCAACATCGAGTTACGGGTAGTAGCATCAAGGGAAAACAGTGGATGAGTTTTCAGATAAATTGTCCCAAAGGGGGTAATCCACTGAAGTACCTTCATCCCATAGGCCACTGTGGTGGGCTGGAGCTGAATCTGCCCAGCGGATTTTGCTAGGCGATTAATGCCTAGAATCGCACCGGTGCCTGCAAATACCATCTTCTCACCAGAACCAAAGCGGAAAATTACTTCCAGCATAGAGTCAAGCCACTCCTCGCCAGAAGCGAGCCAAGAGTCGCCACTATAAGCAGCAAGAAGGGAAAAGTCACTTACGTTCCCGGGCGCGTACTTTTTAATAAAAGTAATGAGCCCATCCGTGGTACGCTCAGGTTTCCCATTCGCACCAATGTTCTCACTCTGCACGCCATAAAGGAATGCATTCTCCATTTCAATGGAGTGGTACTGAAGGGATTCTCGCTTTGCCTCCTTGTAAGCATCCTCGGTACGAAGGGTAGTTTCCTTTGCCGTGCCTGTGATTTCCAGGGAGGTCCTAAAAATCTGTGTTTTATTCACGAATTTTGTAGGATCGTACTTGATAGACGCGGGCATCGGCCCACCTTCAGGATTGATGTTACCCATAATCTTGATAACATCTGCATCGGAAAGGTCAGTGGAGGCTCCATTATCGTCTGCCTCTAGGAGGCGCACGGCAACATAGGAAACTGCGCCGTTACGTACTACTCCCACAACCTTCCCCGTCACATCCACATCCAGGTGGTTTGCATCTCGCATAAGGACTTGGTGCCCTTCACGAAATTCACTTGCCACAGCTTCGGCCATTTTCGCATACACTGTTTGACCGGCTACGCCACCACTAGCATAAGCACTAGCAAGAGCGGCGTCTGTGTAAATAGCAGTAATCGCGCCTCCTTGTGTGGCAAGTGCTTTTGTCCACCAATTGAACTCCGGATCAGTGGTTACCTCATCACGCATTTTCGACATCAGCGCGGTGAGTGGGACGGAGCCATTAGGATATTGGTACAAAATCCCTTGGCGCCAATTTTTGGGTCTCTCATCAGTGGACCAATCACCAGTGCCTCTCATCCCCAGGAACGCCATAATAGCCTCTTTTCTTCATTTAAGTAGTTGACTAATACCTACCATAAACCTTTTTTGTCTTCGTCCTGAACGCCATTGACATTCTTTGCATTGTCGTTTCATATTACCTGCAATATCCTTCCAAATATACAAATTGTCTCCTTCGAGTTAAATCCTTTCTTTTTGTAATGCAGCCCGCACGAAGCAATCCTTAGCTTCAAGGAGCTTCCTCAAACCCATAGCGATTTCTGTAGGGTCATCTGACTCCTTTAGAGAATTGAACATAGTCCAAGCTAACTCCAGAAAAGGTCGGGAAACCTCCTGAAGATTAGGTGGAAGATGGTCAAATCTAAAGTACTCTAAAATCTTTCTCTGCTCGGAGCTTACTATGGTTACTCCCATGCAAAGTTTCCTTATGCTGTAGGTACGATCCTATAGCTAATAACCACCGTGAGGGTAACATCCAGTGCCGCATTACCTGCAATCTCCCCAGCACCCACATTGTGGAGCACTAGAGCCTTGTTCACCCCTGAGGCCGCAGCAACAATGGCATCCATTTTAGGAATCGCATTAGATATTGTCGCAGCGGTTTGGTCAATGAAACCTGTGGATTCAATGGTTTCACTAACAATAGCTCCTGTTGTGTTAGTGTAACGGACCACAAGGTTAGCGGTGCTTTCGGTAAGGGCATTCGTGCCCCCATTATTAATAATCACCGCACTCATGAACTCTAATATGAGATTGGCGCCCGGTGCGGCCACAAGAGTTTTAGCTGTCGCTCGGAGGGCCTTTATTTGTGCATTCGTGATCTGAACAGTGTCCGTACGGATACTTCCAGAAGTGACAAAAGCACAAGAAGCGGTAGTCCCAGCATTAAGGAAAACAGCATCAGCCCCAGTAGTAGCGTTTGTTTTAATAAACCTACAACCCTTCGCATATCCTGCCCCTGCAGCAGTAGGAACTGTAGTCCCAGTTGCAAGGAGAACAAGGCCTGCATTATCCCGCTCAAATACTCGCACACTGGTGCCACCAACGGTTTGGGTGCGTCCTCCTAATTTAAACCACCCAGCGGTTAGAGTTACATCCGTGCCATCAGAGCTGAGCCCTGATCTGCGAAGGATATCATTTACATTCATCTAAGTTCCTCCAGCGCTAAGAGCGCTTAGGTGATCGTGGCAAGAATCCACCACACAAGCCCATCAGAGTAAAGGAGGAACCCATCCTCAGCATCGTTCATGGTGAGGTTGGTCCAATTATAGCTGTCTCCTGCGTGAGCGATGGTAACATCACCCCCATCCACGGTGAGAATAATACTAAAGGTCAGCCCTTTAGCATCTGCAATTGCAGGGAGAGTAAGGGTAAACGCCGCTGCTGTGGAGTCACAGAAAATCCGAGTTTCTGTCAGCAACACCTTGTGCGTGGCGGTTACAAGTTTGTATTGGTTGTAGTTTTCTTCTTGGAGAATCCTAGACTGTCTCCCCATCATTCCTGCATCAGGCATTTGGAATACCTCTTTCTAGTGCTTTGAATAAAATTTATTCAAAGCTAGGAGAACAAATTACTAACTTCCGCTTCAAGCCCACTGAGTTCCTCAACCTTCACTCGATTCCCACTCCGTCTTTGTTGTGCAAAAGCGGGTTTAGTAGCAGGAGTTTTAGTCTTCTCTTTCATACCCTCCTTAATTTGCAGGATTTCCCTAGTCTTTTTTGCCGTCTCCTCAAACAGTTTTGCTGTAGTGTACTCCGGATTCGCCGCAGCAATTTCCTGTGCTACCGCAGCAACTGTGCCCTGCACAGGTTTAAGGTCGGGATTCTGTGTATAAAAATCCTTTACCTGCTCAATCCTTTCATACTGTTGCTTTGCAACAACGGAAATGGTTTCAGGCAAACCTCGCATGATTTGAGACGCACTGAGCTTACTGGCCTCCTCCAATGCGGTATTGTAAACCATCACAAGGAGCTTATTCAGCTCTTCAGGAGAACTAAGCACAGAGTCAAGGTCAGCAACTCCCTCAAGAAAATTCCTTTCCTGAGGAGTAAATGCTTGCTCGGAGACCCTCTCTTCTCCCCTAGCTTCTAGCTCAGTTTTCTCTTTAGTCATCTGCTCAAGGCGAAGGAGAAGAGATTGTTCCCTTTCAGTGTAAGGAGAATCATCCCTCTGAACGGATTCCTTTACCGGAGCAGTGGTAGGCTCTACCTTTTTAGCCTCTACAACGGGTTTTTCCTCTGCGACTACTACTTCTTCCGTAGCTTCCTTTTCCTCACTCTCCTCACTTACTTGGACATCCTCAAAAAGTGAAAGGTCAAAATCACTCTCTACACTCTCTTCCTGTGTTTCATTTCCCGCATCAATCTCTGCCATCTTCCTCATCCTCTCCTACATCTAAACGTTGCTGATCTTCTTCCATGCCCTCGATTATCACAGTGGGAAGTTGGAGCATGGTACGAATTGCTTGTGCACGTCCTTGGTGCTTTAAAAGCTCATCCCCACTCAAGTTCTCTAAATCATTCCTAATGTTTGTTAACCACGCACTTAGCGTGATTTCTAAATCTTTCCAAATATTAGTTTGGATAAAAGCTTTATATTGGGAAAGATTTGCCTTAAATTCTCCCAACTCTGGCATTATGTCAAAATTATTAGCCACCTAAAGCTCCTCTAATGGGAACGAGATTCCCAGCCTGTGCTTGACGCGCAATGGCTTCATCTGGTGCAGCGCCCACATTTACTTGCTGAGGGCCCTGGAGACGAAACTGTTCTACATTTTTTGCACCAAGACTGGTTGCAATATACTCAAAAATTCCTACTATGTCAAATTGCTGACCTATTCCAGGATTCTCCACAAGAACTTTAAGCATATCGGTCCAGATGGTGGCAAAGTTTCCACCTGGAATGCTCCCATCCTTTACGAGTAAATCATAATCCACAATGATATCGTCAGGTCCCACCTTCGCTCTGTCACCATTTACGTTGCCTTTAGCAACCACAGAATCAGGCCACCCCCCTACACTTTTTACATATACTTCTTGGGACATAAGTTGCTGTGCATGGTAGGCAAACATGTAGCCCATATCCTGGAGGGCTTGCATACCTATGACTTTAGCCACTCTTTCAAGTCTAGATACTGCTCCCTGTGCTGTACCCTTAAACTCTGCAGAAGTAAGTCTATCTGGGCCTCCTTGTCGTAGGTTGCCCATAACAGCATTATCAGTACCACCGATTTGTTGCATGTATTGAATAGTGAGAGCAACATCTTGCATGTTACGAGCGGTAATGTCCGAGACATTAAGTTGCTTAACCGCATTTTCTACTCCGCGCCCCCATGCGGGACGCCTTAGGCGAACAAGCCATCCAGCATCAGGGTCACGTAAATCTTTCATATTTATTAGGTAAGGATCAACAATCAATACATCATTTATGGCTTTGCGCACGTTAGCTATGTGGGCATTGAAAAGCCAATCAATCACGGTTTGCATCCCACTCATTACTTCCAGTCGTGAGTATGCAATAGGAGAGTAACCATCAAAATCCGGTGCGCACACTATGATAGGAAACATGTCATGGTGCAAACCTAAAGGCTTAGCCCTTATGATAACAGAGTCTGCAGCTACAGTGAAAAGCCACTTCTCCGGGTACTGAGAGGGACCTAGGCCCCATGAATTAGGAATAAGCTTCACATAAAGATTCAGTAGATCAATGGGGGAGGTTTCTCCACCTTGGGAAATTCTTTCCCACGAAGCTTGACCATATTGGCGACCCCCAATATTAGAAGAGTTTGTGGGATTAAAGATTCCCGTGCGCTTTCCTACTAACTGGCGCAAATAACGAACATTAAAAAAGTCATCATCGAACTGCTCCTCAGAGAGGAGGTCCAAGTAATTGGATGTATCAAGCCACCCTACAAATTCACCTTTTTGTGGTTCATGAATGGGTACGCATGGGTCAGGAAGATAACGATAGGGGTCAATATTTTCTAGGGAATTTCCTTCAAAAAGAATTGCATCCTCAACACCTCGGTCGAAACCATCGGAGGTAATGTTTCCTTGCGCATCGGCAAAACCAATGGGTTTCTTTACTATTTTCTTCCCTCTCTTCACAGTCCATTGTGGAGATGCGGCGGCAAAGCCATAGGCTCCTGCATCACGGAACATTGTGTGGAGATTAAGTCCTACTTTATTCCGGTTACAATGCAAGTTTATAAGTTTTTCTAAAAGCGTACCTCCCGCCAGGTCTTCTGGACCTTGGCCTTCATAGCGAAGAATGGGTTCAGGGAGAAATGCTGCAACCATATACGAAATGAGAGTCTCCAGAATTGCGTAAGTGTAGGGAAAAATAATCGATACCGGGCGCCGAGAATCCTTTTTCTTTATAAGTTTTTCCGCATCACTGAGAGGAATGTACCCAATGAGTTTTTCATCCATGGAATTCCATGCCGGATGCCGAGCGGACACCACTGCTGAACTAGACTTTGCGTACTGAATCAGTTTACTCACTATTCTTTGGTGCAGCTCTTTTCCAGGCGTCCAATCCCTCCCTTCCTCATAATGGTATTTAAAATTGGGAGTAGTAGTTCCTTCCCAATCTAGTGTTTTTAGTGCACCCACGATAACATTAGGCATCTAGTTAGTTCCTTTTTCACTTGGAAGCTCGGGTTTTTTACCATCTCGTTCTTCAAGTTTCTTTTCTAATTCCTTTACTCTCTCGGTGAGAGAGTTAATTAGTTTGTCATAATCCCCGGTAATCTGTACTTCATTAGCAAAAGAACTCTGAATGAGTCGGGAGTAGGAGCGCTCCACAACCCGCAACCTAAGTTCACACGTGGGAGGATCAGCCGGGGGAGTTTGTCCAATTGCATAAACAGCTAAAAAAATCACAGGAAAAGTAGAACTCGCGAGCACAGCAAGGGCTTTATAAAACATTTCATTCTCCTTAAGGAATAACACTTGATTCACAAGAGATTTGGTGATTCCTCTTATTTACACAACGCCAGGAGAGGATATTAGTTCGCTTACTTTCCTCCTTGGAAGAAAGGCTAGTTACATACCAACAATAGCTTTTCCCAATTTGAACCTGCATATCCTCCCACTCTGTGGATTCTTTTCCTTGGGACCACACGAGGGACCAAATGTTTCCACATCCATTTGCTCTGTAGATTTGGTACCTATAATTTAGTGGAGAAGCATTAGGGTCATCCCACTTCATTCTCACGCCCGCAAAGGCGGAAGTGCATAAAACCATAGTTAGCAAAAGCTGAAGTACCAAGTGCGTTTTCACCATAATTTTTAGGGCTTTCTTATTTCTGCCGCCAGCACTGCCCTAGCTTGCTCTTGAGCAGAAAGTTGTGAAGTAAGTCCAATAACCCTCTCATTCAATTGGGCAATAATTAGTTCCTTCTCGGATAATCTACCATTTGCTTTATTGTCAACTTTTTCTATACTACCTCTCATCTCTACCATTTTTTCGGCATTAGCATCCTGCTTTATATGTACAGCATTCATACTACCTGCATTCTTAATCGACTGCACAAATGTGGCTAGGGCAATTAGAGTAGGAGGAATTGCGGCTATTATAATAACTAAGGTTGTGTCTTCCATAAACATATTTCCTATAATAGATAACAATTGTTACCGTTTTACTACTTGTAATTGCAATACTTCAATGGCATATTGTAAACGAGAAATTTGTTGTTGTTGTTCTTGGAGCGCACGTGTAAGGACTGGAATTAGCCCAACCATATCAACTGTTCGTACATGCCCTCCTTTGTCATACCCAACCAACTTTGGATCAATATGCTCAACGTCTTCAGCAACAAAGCCATAGCGCAAAGGATGTGGCTGGTCACTGAAAATTCCTTCAGGCTTGTAGCGATATTGTACTGGTTGTAGAGCCTGGATAATCGACATCGGGTCACGGTCAAGTGGTGTAATATCCTCTTTAAACGCACGAGAAGAGGCAAGACACGCTACAGAATCTGCAATCAACTCTCCAGCACTGGACTGACAAATAACTGCTGAGCCATTCCCCGAGGTGGCAGCAGTTTGGAGTTTAAGATTACTTTCCTGTGCAATTATATTATCTATAGAGCAGGTGCCTAAAGAGAATAATAGTAAAATGCACAGGACCAAATATTTTTTCATCAGCAGGTACCTCCAGTAACTATTCCGCCTGTTGTGATTATACTGCATGTGGTAACGCATGCACCAGTTTTGCACACGGTAAAGGTCTGAGAAAGCCCAGCATTGCCACCACCATAATACGTAGTAGCATTTATCGTGTCAATTCCTTTATCACCTCCAGTAGCATTAATAGTATACACACCCCCTGTGGCACCTACACAAAGTTTTTCCAACATTGTGCCAGCATTTTTAGTTTGAATACAGAAATTAGCAGTTACAGTAGGGGTATGTTGGGTAAAGATTGCAGCAAATCTTACCCCAGCAGTTGTTCCATCACTCATTGTAACAAGAGAACGGCTATTTACTGTTGTGCTTGTGTTTACTACGGTAAATATGCCACCATTTGCAATCCCTGTAGAGTTATCTACTACAGTAAAAGTTTCTGCGGGGCCAGTTCCAGTTAGTGTTACGGCTTGTCCAACTGTGAATATATTAGCGGAGGCTAGCATAGCCACAGTGTCGGAAGCAACATTGGGGAAAGTAATAGTATTTGCAGTAGTACCAAGTTTTAATGTATGCGCTACATTACCCATATCGAGGGTAAGTATTCTCCCAGCAGTGAGGGTAGTACTGGAGGTGGCTGTGAGGGTAACATTATATGCGGCAGAAGTGTCTCTTAGAAGAAGAGAACCTGCAAGCCAGAGATTCCCAGCAGTGGTGAGATAAGAAACCTCTGCGATAGAGGTGGGAAAACTAGGGCTAAAATAGAGTTTCGTATCGGCATTTTTTATTCCTATCGCCCACCTATCTGCTACCCCATCCTCAGTAAAGGAGAGCCAACCAGTTTTACCTCCAGAAGGCCGAATATTTAGTGTAACAAAAGCAGTCCCACTCGCATCACTAACAATGGTTTGGCCACCACCGGTAGTAACTGTAAGGACTGAGCTGGTGCTACTCAGCACAAGGGAAGTACCTGTGGCGACCCCAAGGATAGGAGTAATCAGGGTAGGAGTATTTGCAAGAACTATTGCACCCGAGCCTGTAACTCCATTAGAGAGATGGCTAGCAGCTAGGGCTACATTGGCAATCTGATACCCAGTGAGGACATTAATCTTTCCTATACCCGGGTCAGTGGTAGTTCCTATCATTAACCCTGCTGCGATACGTACCGCTTCGGCAATAGTAACGGAGTCAATTGGAGTGGTTAAAAATCTAATATTCGTGGCATGTTTTGTTGCGGTCCAAGCCTGGCCAACTCTAAAATGAATTGCCGCTTGGGTGGGAGAGTAAACTGTGCCATCGTAGCCTTGGGCTACAATCCCCCCTATCGCATCATCTAGGGCTAGAGTTGTAGGGCTTGCAAGGGTATTGTTTGCGCGGATAAAGTTTAGATTACTACTGCTACCATAACTTTGTTGGACTATAGAAGGGAGAAACCCATTTGCACCAAGGATTTTTAATGGTATTCCTGGAGAGGGTCCATCAGGATCAATGGTTGGAGGAGTTCCTCCATTCATATTTATCACTGTAGCGAGGGTGAAAATATGACTACCGGTCCAGGTGGGGCTAATACTCTGGGAGAGTGGGGGTGCAGCATCCGAGCGCATAGCGGTGGTGGCGGAGCCATTCACTACAGCGAGGGCTACAGATGCAGTTGGGTTTGCAAAACCTGTAATACCCCCAGGCAAGTCACCCGCAAGAATCACACTATCAACGTAGTTGGTACCATTTCCACGTAGGTAATGCCCGGAGGCTGCAGCCCCAGCAACTTGAAACCCAGTAGTTACATTGAATACACCACCAGAGGTTAAGTAGGCTCTATCGGTAAGACCAGTGGGAAAACTTGTACTAAAGTAAAGGGTAGCATCCGCGGCTTTAATTCCTATTGACCACCGATCTGCTACGGCATTTTCCGTGAATGAAAGCCAAACAGTTTTCCCTGCATTAGCACGCATACTCAAAACATGGAAAGCGCTACCACTATTATCCGTAAAAACAGAAGCACCTACACCCGTGGTGGCAGTAAAAACTATACCCGAAGAGATAGTTATGGCCTGTGCGGCGGTAAAAGTATTTGAGTGGGAAAGATTTAAGGAAGCTACTACGGCGCCTGTGGTAGGAGAAATTGTTAGAGTGCCATCAATATTGCTTACTGATCCCACACCTGAAATTACACTTCCTACACTCTGAATTTGCCAATGAGTTGCAGTGTCGGCAACGTAGAAATATTTTGTATTTCCATCCCAAAGCATACTACCTATACGTAAACCTGTGGAAGGGGCATCAACAATGGCATCACACACATAGTAAAGTTTCTGTGGGGTAGCTCCACCACCACCAAATGTACCTACCGTGCAAACCGCCCATGCACTTTGTGCAAAAAGAAGGATAAGGAAAACTAATGTGTAAATCATACCCCAAAAATCCCAAGTTGAATTGTTTCAATCACACCGGCATTGTTGTAATAGACAATTAAAACTCCCGCTACGTACCTAAAGGTACCATAACCAGGGAGTAAGTCAGCCGTAGTGGGGGGAGGCTCATTGAACTTAATTCCTCCGCCCACCAGCGCCGGTACATCTTCTTTTCTCACCACATCTGTGGCAGCAACAGGTTTCTCAGAGACCTTTACTGTGCCATCAAAGCTCGCGGCATCAAAGAAGTCATCATCGTAAAGGAGTGCTCCCATCGAGCCTATGTAAATGTCCCTGAGTGCCATTAGATTCGTCTCCACTCCCCATCTAAGGGCTCGTCGTACTCAAGTTCGGCGAACTCATCCTCGGGTTCGGAACCCTGAATATCATCCGGAGTTTGAAAGTAGCGCCCCCCAAGCTCAAGCATTTCAATGGTGTAGGCGAAAGCATCTGCGACGTCTACGAGGCCACTTCGTGGATGGGAAAGAAGCTGACCCTCAAGTTTTGCACACACCAGTTTGTTGTGGAAAATATAACCTTGGCGATAGTAAGGCACTAGGGCGCCAATTCGCTTAATTTTTCCCTTCTCACCTTCAGGATCACCACCACGAGCTTTTAACCAGATAGGTTCAAAAGAATCCCAAGGCCCACGCTTGAGCATTTCGTTAAGAATTGGTTGCTTAACGAATTCTTCAAGCCCAGTAACCTCTATTCCCACTGCATGAGCCTTAAGGCGTCTCCTCATTGCGAACATTTCATCGTAAATTTGATCCGGGTACATTTTCCCACTCACACAATCCACAAAATAAATCTTCCCAGAAGCGTAGTCCACTGCTACGCCTACTATTGCGGAGTCAGCGGAGTGGATTTGTGCGGTTTTTGCGGGGTCAACGATTACAAGAGTCTCAAACTTGCCAATTTCTAATGTTGTGTGATCGTAATATTGGAAATATTCCGGGCGGAAGTTCTGATTTTCCTTGGCAATAGGGATATTTCGGTATTCCATGTAAAAAATATCTAAAAGATTGTTCTTCCGTGCGATTTCTGCCTCTTGCTTTAGTTCTTCCGTGGAAATAAGCTCAGGCACCCTACTATTATACTCATCATCGCACAGGTCCAGGCGCACATGGTACCAAGTGGGATCATTCAGGTGCTCTTCGAGCAGGGCCTCGTAGTGCTTCAGAGTGTCAATGTAGATAATTCTCCACTTATCTGAGTACCTATCCACACACTTTATAAGGTCCGCATTGAACCACTCTTTATTCTTCTTTCTATTCTCGGGATTCTTTAATTCCTCTCGATCTTCCAGATCGTCTACAATAATTAGTTGCGGGCGAAAGTTTTTATAAATCAGTCCTCGAACTTGCTGACCTGCTCCACGAGGCATAACTAGAGTATTGCCAAAGGCCACCCAGGAATGCTTGGAGAAGGTCTCGTCCATTTCCTCAAACTGATCGTCAATTTTTATATTTCCAAAAACCTTCCTAATCTCACGGTTCGTGAGAAGTTCACGCTTCAGGTTTTCTGTCTGAAGGGTGGCTAGAGTCTCACTCCGAGAAACGTAAAGTATAAACTCATAGTCACGGAACAAAATCCCATGCGCACACAGGATTTTCACCATGGTAGTCTTACCTAGTCCACGCGGTGCAGCAATGGCAATCTTCTGGTACTTTGAGTCAAGCGCCTGAATTATCTCATTGTGCAAGGAAGTATAGGGCGTGTAGACACTCTCTGGAAAGAACGTCTTTCCAAAGACTCCTGACCTTCCATAAGATAATTCAAGCGCCTCAAGAATCGGATTGTCTGCAACATCAGTGGGCATCAGGAATTCCTCTTAATCCGTTATGTACGCACAGGACCAGGAAAGTTCACTACCATCCTCGAAAGGCACAGGATCAAGCCCTGAGCCAAGTAAAGCACTTATTTGCCCACTTCCCACTGCAAGGAGATTCACGTTATTATTTCCATAAGGAATATCCGCAGTTAGATATGCATAAATAGCGGGAAGTGTAATTTTTGACACCCTAGATAAAGCACAGGAATAGAATTGCGTGGTATCCATGGAAGGTTGTGCAGTGGCAGGAGGAAAACCTGCATCAGAAGCACTACCTATGTAGATTTGTCCTTCCGTGGCAAGGTCATAAGAATTCACAATAAGGTGCCCATGGAGCTGGACCATCTTATTCTTTTTTACCCAATAACCTTTATTGATTGTGTAGGTGGTTGTACCAGGAGTAGTGGTGCCTACAAGAAGTGGGATGTAGGGGACAATAATATCATCCTCCACACTTGTTTGGGGTATGTCAATAACAAAACGTGAGGAGGAGGGAAATGCTGCAAATAGTTCCAGATTATTACCATAATAACTTGGGGGGTCTTTTACGGTAACTCTATGATTTGAGGCAAGAACCATGGAGGAAGCAGTGAGTGCGGTGGTGTTTTCTTGTGCCCAGCACCGGTCACATACAAGTGGGTAAACGTGGGTGAAGGGGGAGCCAAGAGCTCCGGCAATATTAAGGGCAACCTTGAAACCTGGGTAAGTATAGTCACTTATGTGCACACCTACAAAACCCCGAAGATAGATGCCATTACCCGCACCACAGCACAGAAAGTTTTCAATGATTAATTGCTGGTGGTAAAGTCCTCGGCTCTCTAGGTAAAAAGCCCATCCATCCGTTCCATATGCTTGTTCATGGCGCATGTTGGAAAAGCGATTATTAAAGCTACCCATTGTAGAGGTCAGAACACCGTAAACACCATAATCTCCCCGGTTCATATCAAAGTGACCCTCTACGGTTACATTAGTAATGTAAGTGGAGGGAAGGATTTCTACATTTTTTCCCAAACCTTGTGGATAAACAATCGTGTCTATGTCACGGAATACAAAATGATCCAGGTTACGATTTGCTGCATTAAGGTCACTGTTGGGACTTCCACCAATAACCATTGGACGATTGCCTACAAAGGAGGCCTTAGAGATATTACTTGTGTCCCTTCCTTCTAGGAAGAGTGCAATAGAGGAGCGAGAGGCATCAGCAAACCCAGGTTCGCCCATTGCAATGTTACGAAAGGTGGAGGCCCGCACATCAATTAGGTGCAAAGCGGTTTTGCGATACGTGTTATCTGTGGAGGCAAGATTTATGTCCGTGAATAGGTTACTAAAGGAAGCATCCGTGTCAGGGCCCGTGCCATTACAAGGAACTCCTGTACACTTGCCAAAAGTAATAAGGGTTTTATCATGAGTGGTAGGCGCGAGCATAAGAACGGTAGAGCGAGGGCCAAAGCCAATTACATTTATTCGCCCTTCAGGAAAGGTTACTCCTATGGGAGTTTCGTATATGCCAGGGGTGATCCAGATGGTAGCATCATACATTCCATTAATTGAGGATTCCCAGCCTTTATAAGGATCAGCATAGGTGCCAGTGCCACTTGTGGCATGAATCCATAAGATTGTGATATTCAAGGATTCTTCCAACTTAGAAGCAATGAGCCCCTGGCTCAGGGGACTTCCCACACGTAAGTCTTTAGTCGCGGTGATGTTTCCAGAGGAAATAGTTGCATCAAGGAGGCGAGCACAATTCGTGGGAGTAGCGGGGTCACCTCCGGCAATATTGCCAAAAATATTTGTAGTTGGGAAGCGAATCCAATTTCCAATAGAATCTGCGGTAGTGGCACACGCGGCAATGCGAACGGTGTAGGTGCCTATAGGACATATACTACCTATAAGAGCATAGTCTAAAGTTACCGCAGTACCCGTGCCATTCTCTGCTGCACGCACCCTACGTCCCTGCGTAGTGAAGGCCTCAACATTGAAATTCGTTGTCTTACATCCCGTAGCGGTGCCATGATACCCGGAGTTTGCATCCACATCTTGGTAGACCCATCCATCGGGAGACTTGAAGTAGCGGCTGAGAATATCTGGAATCTCATTCTGCCACATGGCACGACTGTCGGTGCGGAAAGTACTTTTATTTGAATCCGGGAGAGTGTTTACATTCTCATTTCCTACTGCGTAGCAGAGGGAGGGAATTATGAAGAGTAGAAGCAAAAGAGATAATATTTTAGGTGTGATATTTTTTCCGCACGCGTGATTATATCTCCGCTCCGCCGCCCTCGTGTCAATAAAAAAGCGGCGTCGGCTGCGCCTCCTAGCTTTTTTACTTGACACTGCGTCGTCGCTCCAATTGTACGTGCGTGCCGGAAAAAAATCCCACTTGCTCATACACTTTAACATCACTTTACTTCTCCTCTACCGCACGGGTCCAGTTGCCAACACAACTCAATGGGAAAGGAACTTTTGCTCAGCATTTCCTGGAGCGCGCTCTTGAATTCTGCGCACGTGAGGTGCACAAAGTGCTCGCCCCGGAAGTACTCTCCTTTCGGCGTGGTGTAACACACCTTCAAAAGCTCTCCTTTCTTCACATCGGAAAAGGATTGTGTGAATCCGCCGAGCGGATTACTCATTGTGAGCATGGTGGCGAAGAAGAGGGATGCTAGCATGGAGAACATTTTCTCTCCTATTCCGATTTTCATAGTTGCGCTACACGCATTTCATAGTTGCTCGCCTCGCCAGCGAGCGGGTGCATTGAATAAACTTTATTCAAACCACACACTCTGTGTGTGTTCAAACCACGAGTTCCCATCCCTCACCTGCAGCGAAGCTACTAAAGCGCTGAATTGTGCTTAGAGGATTATTCACCTGTACATCCCCACCCTCCACCACCACTCCGCCCAGAAGAATAAATCCATTTACTGCCACATTCACTCCCTCACTACCCTCTTCTCCACCCTGGAGGCGAAAATTAAATTCTCCCTCCTTTGCCTGTAGGCAAAGCACTTGAATGTTTTGAATCTGTGAAACTGGGGTAGGCGAGAAATCCGTAGCGTTAGCGTCTCCTTCCTTCTCTGCCAGGAGCATCCCGCTCACCTCCTCTACCTCACGCTCAAATACTAGGGGAAACCCTTGCACCATCACATCGTCCACGGTAAGTGAGGCAAAAATCTTTATTGTGGGCATTAAACCTTCCTCACTCTTCACGAGTACGAGTATTAGGAAGTGGGACGCCATTAGTCACTCCATTAGTCACGCCATTTACTCCATTCACTCCATTCACTCCATTAGTCACTCCATTCTGATTCTCTGGGTGACACGCTTCGCGTGCACTTAAGTCCTCGTAATCCACCTCCACAATTCCCTGTTCTTTCGCCGCACGCTGTGCTCGCTCCTTGAGCGCCTCAATGTCCGCCCTAGTTAATTGCCCATTCAGCGAGTGCACCTTGTGAATTGGCCCGAATCCAGCTTTTGCAAGGTACCCTTCTGCGGTCTTTGCCCGCAAGTAAATACTCGACTCTTCCTCTCCATTTATAATTTGCTCTAGCAAGGCTAGCGCCTGGGGCGCAAACTCTTGAATTCTCCGCCCTATGTCAATAGTTTCTCCATCGCGTTGCTCTTCCAAGAGTGCAAGCTTCTCCCGCGCCAGAGGCGAGTTCCGTATGTTGCTTACTGTTTGCGGCGTAATCCCCAGCTCCTCCGCAATCTCCACATTCCCTTTCCCCAGCACGAGAAGTCTGATTATCTCGTGGTGCTTCTCCCACAATTGCTTCACATCCCCTAGCTTCCGCTCCGGCCTAAACCTCCGATCATTTTCCCATGGCCTCTCCATTTTACATTTCCTTTACACATAATATTCATGGTGCCATTGCTCGCCGCAATGCACTCGCACATAGTGCGGAGGGAAACTAAAGCTCACACTTTCTCGTGCGCACGTGCGCCTTACTATATTATACTCTTTTTGCAAAGCAAAAGCAACTCTTGCTACGCAACGCTTTGCGTTGCTACGCTTTGCGTTGCTACGCTTTGCGTTGCTACGCTTTGCGTTGCTACGCTTTGCGTGCAGTGTGAGAGAATGTGATATTGAATATTTTTGATAGAGTGGGAAGATGGTAGTCTAGTTCTAATTGTACTAGTATACCCCCAATTAGTTTACACTGAACTAATACATTAAAGAATAGCACGAAACATACTAATAGTAATAGGTCCGAACTAACAGTACTTTATAAGAATGATACACCTCTTATCATAAAGGTAGAGAACTAATAGCCCTATACCACTCACTCACTCATAATGATCACATAGAAAGATTGTGTGAAAATGTGCAAAGATTCTGCAAAATAAGTTTGCACACTGATGTGCTACAGGATATACTTAATTATATACGATGAAGAATGAATGATGTAAGTGAGAGGCGCAAAGCGTGCTCCACACAAAATGGGAAAGGATAGTTCAGAATGAACTAAGGAGAAAAGGGAACAAATTGTAGTGCACACTTGTGCAGTAGTAGATTGAATAAACTTTATTCAAACATGAAAAGGGAATGAAAATGGCTGACAAGAAACCTGACGTAATCGTGCCCGCACACAAGTGTGAAGTGGCGGGGTGCATTGCACACAAAGAAACGACATTTAAGAGCAAAGTCACGGGCGGAAGTGAAGATAAATCTTCATACAAGGCTCGGGTGCATTTCACTGAAATGGAAGCCATGCTCGTGCCCGCAACAGAATCCGTGAAACGGATTCTTCAGCAGAAGTATGCGAGAAAAGGGGAATTTCCTCAGGGCCGGATTGTAGATGTCACGAGCAAGGGAGATTTTGCCCAGACAGAATCAGATGTGATGGAACAATTGGCCAAGCTCACTCCCGAGCAGCAAGCAAGTAAATTTGCAGAAATCATGCGCCAAGCGGAGCTTGTGCAGCGTGCGATGAATAATCACACACGCTAGAGATGCATGGGTGCATCCCAGTGTGCGCACAGCGTGCGCTGGGATGCACTCTTGTGTGATCACACTCACTCGCGAGTGTGTCGATCCTGGTCGATTCTGAGCGCTTTTAGCGCGTAGTGCTAAATAAACTATCGCGCGCACGCGTCTTCACGCGTAGAAAGTGTGAATTTCCTATGGCCACCTTCATGATCCTAAACGATGCACGCTCACACGTGCAGATGCGTGGACCTCAAGGCCAGAATGATGGCATGTGGCACGTTATAGTGCGCTCTCAGGAGAGCATTACAATTTATCGCACGAGTGTGCAGATGCACTACAAAATCCTTCACTCTTATACATTTTCGGGGCGATTGTTTCTTGATGTGGAGCTTGAATCATGGCAAGTGTTGGGTGATCCTATGGAAGGAGAATAATGTAATATAAAGGAAGTACATTATCATCGGGCGCACGTGCGCGTAGCAAGAAGCATGCCAAGCATGAGCACTATATGTTGCATTAAAACATAACGTATATGTTATAATACAGTATAGCTAAATGCTTAACTAATTTGGCATGCTCCTTGCAGAGTGCTGCGCAGCACTAACAAAGCATTGATTTTCCAGGAGTATTTCATTAGAACCAGAGCAAAATAAACTAGTTTTTTGAATAAAATTTATTCAAAGCACAGAAGAATGCACACGCATGTGCATGCGTCCCAAACGCTTCTCCACGACTTTATGTCGCTGGGACGATACGTTTCCTCACGGAAGATGAAGAGGAGATGCTTCAAGTCACGCGGGAAGCAATATTCCAAGCACTAAAACAAGTGGGGGAATAAATGCACATTGTGAGCACATAGTTTATTTTATACTCAATGTGCTCACAAAGCATTGATTTTGTTCATGTTTGACAAAATAAATGTAAGTAGTATAATGTAAGTGAAGTCGTATGTTAACAAGGGGTGTTATTTTTCTGTGTATGAGAATGTGCTATCTTGTATTGTTACGGGGGGTGCCCTGGGTGTCTTAAAAAAAAAAAAAAAAAAAAAAAAAAAAAAAAAATAAAAAAAAAAAAAATCTAACTATGGCACATAACTTGCACTACACACATACAAAAATACACAACCCTTATTAACATACAAGTTAAATTACATCTTACAAAACACAGCAAAGCTGTGTTTTGTAAAGGAGCGCAAGAAATGGATATTCCCACCCGCCGCGCACAAAGAAGAATTTATAGGTTAAGAGCAAAGGATAAAAGAAAATCGCGCAGGTGGAAGAATCCAGAACGAGTAATGAGAGGAAGAGGGGTGGCGGAAGGGATTAAGTTAGGAAAGTGGGGAGAAACTAAAATGGAAAAAGACATTGTGGTACAAACGAGGATGGAGAGTATAAAGCTAGCAGAGTTGGTGCAAAAGTTTGCAGAGGAAGGAAATGAGAAAGCACTAAGGAGCATGAGTGCATTTATTAGGGAAATAATTACCCTCGTACATGTTACGTTAATAGAAAAGGAAAAGGATAAGGTAGGCACAGTGGAAGAGGCGTTGGAAATACTTTACCACTTTAGGTTAATAGAAAAAGCAGGGGAAGGGAGAAATAAAGAAGCAATTTTAAGGAATTTAAGAAGAGAGGCACTACGGAGGGAGCATGCAGGGCCACTTAAAGAAATGTTTAGAGGAATGCAGGAGGCGGAAGGAAAAAGTAGCGAAGAGGGTTTAATGAAACAAGCAAGGGAAGCAGCGGAGGATTATGCAGAAAGTGCGCTTGGGTGGAAAAGGCCACAAGAAGAGCCAAAGATATCCCGCACATGGGTGCGAGATATAAATGATCCTAATGTACAAGATGAAATTGCCTATAGAGAAGAGCAAGAGGCGAAGCCTATAACGGAGGATCAAAAAGCACTTTACAAGGAAATGCAAGAGAAAATAGAGGCAGTAAAAGAATTAAAAGAGAAAGGTTTAATAAGCAAAAAGGACCGGGAATTTTACGAGGCAAAATCCTTGGAACTAACAAACTGGTGCTTTAAGAATGGACTTCTAAAATGAAAAGCCACTCCCTCCAAGTGTTTCTAGTAAAAACACCCAATAAAGTAGAAAGATTCATCGTTGAGTTATTGGAATTTCCAGGAGGATTCCCAGAATATAGAATAACATATCCCTGGTGTGAATCAGGAACCTCATGGGAATGGTATAAAGAAGAATTGAAATTGACTTATGGAGAAAAGGTAGCAATAATGGAGGTAGCCCCAACCGAGGATACTCTTAAGCGCACACCATATAGCAATTTGTGCAAAGGAGAATAGAATGGGTTTTGGAATAGCCTTTGTGCTTTTCCTACTTACAGTTGGGTTTTGCTTCTGGAGTATCAAGTAAAGCACCGCACGCCTCTGGCGTGCAACTATGAAAGTCGGAATAGAACATAGCGCCCAGAATAGAAAGGAGTATACGGAGCATGCAAGAGAATAATGGAGAAGGAATACTCCTTCAAAGCTATGTGAATGCAATGGAATTGGCCACAGTCGTAAAACGACTGATGAAGGATAAGAATTATGGCGCCCTGCGCTCTAAGAGTGCACTGGGGAGGGAAATGGTAAGCATCGCAGCGTTTTACTTGGAAGGTAAGGATTGCAAAGTCACAAGTTTAGAAGAAGCACTCGGAGTGCTTGTGCAAGCAGGGTTAATTAGTGAGAAGCGGGAGGAGGAACAAAGCCAGGCGCTCAGGGCGCGGAATGAAAAGAGGGAATTCTTTAGAGCACTAAGTGCCCAGCGTGCCACGCGGCGAGCGTGCAGGCCAAAGAAGAATAAGGAAAAATAATTTCATGCCACGCTTTAAGCGTGGCACAAGAGAATAGGGGGATTGAATAAAAATTATTCATACCATGCACTGCACTGCACTGCACGCACGCGGAGCGTGAGGTGAATAATGTCCAATACACACAAAGTGTGCACAAAGTGTGCACAAAGTGTGCACAAAGTGCACAAAGTGTGCACAAAGTGCACTTTGTGCACAATAGTACGGGAGGCACACATTACATATGGGCCCACACATAAGGAAACAAAAAGTGCTACTTCCAAAGGAAATAGAATATTTAAAAGAGAC